TTTGTAATCATCAGCATCAGATCTTAAAAAGCTAGAACTAGGTATATTATTTAACTTACTAGCATTAGCCGCAGTGCCAGTAGTATCCGCATTGATTAGCGCAAACTTATCTGTCAGGTCTACACCATCATAGTAGAGTTGCCCTGAGCTATCCGCTATAAGGTTATCAAAGCTACCTGTGTATAAATTACCTTGAGTAACACTAAAACCATTCACGCTTACCCTCGCCTTAGTAGCCCCATTATGTGCCAATGCTGAAACCACGACACCACCTGTTGAACCTACAGGCTCACGTATGTCGATACTTAAAGTACCACCTGTGACTCCCCATGCACCTGAGTATTCTGACACTACAAAGTAAATCTCATATTCATTACCCTGAACAGGTGAAGCGACATCTAGTTGAGTATTAACAGTAATTTCTGATGTTATACTACTTGCAGGCCTTCCTTCTGCTTCACCTCGAATGATTACACCTTCATGGTACTCGTTGTAGAGTTCTTCTGTGTTCCCACCAACCTCTCTTCGGAAAACTTTAAGTCTAATTTGAGGAGCATCTGGGCCACCACGGTAAGGAACATCTTTAGGGTCAACACCACCATAAATACTTAGTGTAAGAGTTTGAGTTGCACCATTTGAATTAAGAGGAGGCCTAAGAGCATCTCCAACCTTTGCGAGATACACTGTTTCATTTGATAGGCCATTCACCGAGTTTGCTCTAGTTCCTCCGGTAATCTCTGCATCTTCATCGAAAGTAACCATACCCGCGAGTATATCGGGATGTAGGTCTTTCCAATTAATCTGACCTGACTTCACTAATGTAAGGTCTCCCTCAATCATTGTGTTACCAAGTGATGCCCTCTTCTCGTTACCATTAACATCATCTACGTTGATTATAGAGTTAGCTTCAAGAGTCGATACCCTAGCTCGATTGATGTATACAATCTCGTCACGTACTGAGAAGGGTAAGATGTCTGAACCAGTGGTATTCTGAAAACCTATCTGCTCTGCATTGAATAGGATAGCTGTCCCTTGAGGATTAGACGTTAAGCCTATCCCCGCGACCTTACCATTAGCTTCAACTTTGAGACTATAGAATGCTTCGTCTTTGGTGGCCTCTGCCAATGTCTCTACTGCACTCACTCTCTCGACCACACCATCAACTGTACTAGTAGTCACGAATGCGGTTAATGATGAGTTGGTTGCAAAGTCTGCATTAGATAAAGCTTCATTTGACACATAACTCTCTAGGTTAGAATCAACGTCCATTTGGGTTATGAATGCGGTTATCTCACTTCTCTTAGCAAAGTCTTCATTAGCAAGGTCTTCCGATAGAACATAGGAATTAAGCTCAATGTTTAACGCAGAGTTCAGCACGTAAGCTGTTAATGATGTATTGGTCGCGAAGTCTTCATTAGCAAGCTGTGTGCTTTTAACATAGGAATTAAGCTCAGTGTTTAACGCAGAGTTCAGCACGTAAGCTGTTAGGTCAGTATTTGAAGCATAATCTTTGTTAGCAAGCTGTGTATTTGATACATATGACGTAAGGCTCTCATCAAGTTCATCAGAAAGTACATAAGCATTTAATGATGTGGTAGTTGCAAAGTCTTCATTGACAAGCTGAGTGGTAGACACAAAGCTCTCTAACTTAATGTTTAAACCTGTCTTCTCTACGAAACCTATAAGTGTTTCATTGGTTGCAAAGTCTTCCGATGCGATGAACTCCTGAGTGGCTATTGTGCCCTCCGATGGTAGCTTTTCTTGCACTGCCTCTATCGCTAGATTCATAACACTTTGCTTATCTATGAGACCAACATCAGGTAAGTCTATAAGGTCTATACGCTCTGCAAGTGCTTCCTGTAATGCCTCCTGACCTAGCCAACCTTGTCGAATATCGAGTGTCTGCTTTGTTGTGACCGTGAGAGCTTCGGATACACCCCCTTCTTCACCATTTGTATTAAGGTACACGAGCCAGTATGAATATTGCGAATCACTCTCGACTTCAAGGTCAACGTAATTTCCCACAGCACGCGCAAGCTCAATAGAACTACTAAAGTCAGGACTAAGACCTTCATCATGTTGTTGTTTCCTTATGATTGTTTCTAGGTAGCCATTGAAAGGTGGCTTAGCCCATCTGATTGATACTGCTGTGTCTGAGGCAATAATCGTTATGCCTTCAGGAGTTGTAGGATCTTCAGGGTTCGAACCATATCCATCAGCTCCATCCTTACCCTTTAAGTAGTCACTAAGGACTACATCTGATAAGTCGAACCCTAAGACCTGTTTGTCAGATAACTCCTGAAGTGCATAAAATGTCTGCAATGCGCTAAGGTCTAACACTTTCTCAGATAGTACAGCCTCGGTAGCAAAGTCCACATCTCGCATATCTATCGGTGTCTTACGATTAATACGTAGTTCATGGTCATCTTGTAGAGGTACGTTGAGTTCCACAATGTTTCCGGCACGAAGCATCCACTCGCCTGTCCATACACCATCAATGAAGACGTTTATATGTTCAGGCTTGAGATATGTGAAGGTTATCGGAAATTCTGCTTGTAGAGGCTCTGCGTTATATATTGCATTAGCGTATAGTTTTCTTACTGTCACTAATTACTCCTTTCTGTTTCTGTCTCCCTTAACATAGCGTTAGTAACGTACTGTACAAAGGGATGTGAGTTAGCAGGCATCGTTGCCCTTATTCTATTTGCTGTCTCAATGTCCCACTCAGCATCGTCATTAACTGCGATATCTATTGTTCCTGAGATTGACTCTTTAACATTCTGTATGAAGCTTAGCGAGGGCATTGATACCAATGTTTCCTCAACTGATTTGTGTCGTCCACCTGTGTCGAAGTCTCCAATTGAAGCTATGATTCCCATCGGCTCAGTCAACCAAGATAAGGTCGGTGAGTACGAGAATATACTTGCCATGACTTGAAAATCGACATCTTGTATCGCCGCCATACGTTCATCCCACGTTCCATAAAACATCTCATTGAATTGCTTTAAGCCTTTGAAGCCCAAGCGAGTCGCATATCTTTCACGTTCACTATCACCCATACCGTTCATCTTGGCCTCGGCCTTAAGTGTGTATAGAGCGGTTAATGATGCGGCTTCTACGAGTGAGGCTACTGCTGAGTCCTTTGCGCCTTGCTTAGTGCCTATTGCATTAAGAGCATTAAGACCTTTCTTAGCGTAGCTCTGTAAGATTATTGAGCGGAATTGTGCAAGTAATCTACCTGCGGGGGACTCAAGGAACTTCCAGTTTTCACCACGATAGTTTCTGTCAGACTGTCTTCGCGCATATATGGCGAGTCCTTGATATAACTTGTGAACTTCCTGAGGTTTCCAACTATCTAAGTCCGGTAAGTTAATCTCACCATCTTTAAATATGCCTGATGCTTTTGTCTTCGGGGTATCTCTGAGCTTCTTCATAATGCCGTCAACTTCAGCTTTCGACCATCCTGCCTCATTCAAGAGTATAGGTATGTCATTGCCTTTCTTTGCGGCCTTAAACATCTTACTGAGTCCACCTGAAAAGGCTTGTTGCTCAATCACTCGGCCCATGTAATCCATACCACCAACTTTAGCGGTAAACCTTGCGCCTTGTCTTAGCCCTGTCGTTAAACCACCTTCAGCTCCGGCGAGAGATTCTTCCATCGCACTTGAGAACATATTGATACTACTTTGAGATCGGAATATGTAACCCATCTCTTCAACTTCCTCTATAAGATTAAACATTGCTTGCTTAGATTTAGGGAGAAATTTCTTTGGTAGTAAGAGTGAAGCTCCTACAGCTCCGTGCCTAACGATACTCTTTGCCATGTTGGGTATAGATGCCGCTCCTGCAAAGCCTAACATCACGGTAGTCGCGAGGTTTGATAGGTTATTTGCTACGACACTTGCCTCCATGTTTGGGCTACTTCTACCGAATAGAATGGCTTCAATATCCCCTTGCATATCATCAAGTTCTTTCTTAGCTCCTACAGTTTCTTTAGTGAAAGGTCTGTTCTGTATTTCTTTAAAGCGAGTCCTTAGGTCATTTAGATTGCCGCCAGTAGCCACTTCGATTCCGATGTGACCTGACATGTTGTTCGTATAGTTTGTCGTATTGGCAATCCCATCATTACTTATAAGGTCGTAGAAGCTAAGCTCCCCACCTCCTTCAGCCTTAATGGAAACCGTTCTATCAATACCTGCTCGCTTTCGTGCGCTGACATTAGGATCTTTCTTATTAACGCCAAGTATCTCTTTAACTTTATCAATACTTGAAAGGTTTACATCACCGAACTCAGGGTCATTCTTAAGTCTATCAAGGATGTCGGAGTCACTAAGGTAATCTATTAGCTCCTCAAAGTTGTCCACGAGTCCTGATACACCACCATTATTGACTTCATCTGATGTAATCTTCCCATACATTGACTTGGCTAATATCTTGGCCTGAACATCATCGAGCCCATCTGAGCCTGCCATAAAGCCCTTAGCTAGTAGGTTAGTCACATCGGATGTATTAAGAGCTTCAAAGCGAGTCTTCTCATACTTTATCGGTATATAAAACTCATCCGGCTTAACCTTGTCGAACATCTTAACGCCACGCTCTTTACCATACTTAGCGATCTTCTCACCTACTCGGACTTGAGCATCAAAAAAGGCACGTTCACCATCTGTCCTTAAGATTGACCTATCACGTTTGAATGAGGCTTCAAGAACTCTACGCTGTGTCGTTTTGACAATATCCATCATTGCATCAGGATTGAACCTATTAACCTTAAGTTGTTTCTTCTGCTCTTTGGCTATCAACATGATTGCTTTATAGGCTTCTTCATTGAACGTCTTGATGTTCTCTCTGACTGTCTCTGCGATTGATTCGGCATTATCTACGCCTTGTCCTATCTCATCAGCCTTGCGAGTACCTACAGAATCTTGAAGTAGATTGACTAGGTATTGGCTCTCCTCAGTGTCCACTTTATTGAGCAAGTTAGTGTACTTAGCAAAGCGGTCAATACGCGCACCTTTAAAGGCGGTATCATAAGTCGTGTTCTCTGACACCCAAGCCTCTTCAGCATCATTAAGTATCTCGCCATTCTCTTGCTTAGCTTCAAGTTTCATCGTCTTGTTTAGATTCTTGAACTCCTTGTTAGCTTCACGAGCCATTGTGCGAGCCTGTCGTTTACCTTTACTTAAATACATAAGGCCAACTGGAAGGCCACCTATCGGGGACATCACCATATCATTAACGACATCATTCAAATCATAGATACTGTTATTGCCGAGCTTAGTCGCGGCGATTGCACTTTCTGCGATCACTGAGTCAATCATTGCGCCTCTTACTCCTGCGCCTGCAACCTTAGCTCCTACGCCGATACCACCTGAGGCCATTCCAATAACCCAAGATGCAGGGTCAAGCATTGCCGCTCCAAAGTTTGCAGAGGTATTACTCCAACCTAATTCTGAGTACTTCGCTCGGGCATCTTCAAGTCCTTTGATTTTCTCAACCTGATACGCTAGTTCTTCTGTTGACCGTACATCGGCTTTAAGTAGAGCTTCACGGACGAACTTGGATTGCTTATCGAATAACTCTTTGTGGTCTCCCAAGTTGAATCCATCTTCTGATTCGTAGATACCACTCTGATAATCGAAGCTCTCGTGAAGTCCACGTAATTTCTTGACCTTTCCCCACCAAGTCGTCTTGTCTTCCTTCGATTCCTTCTCTGTTGCCTGCTCCTGCATCTTAGCGTCTTCACGGTCTGTCTCATTCTTGTTTAAAAATGTGTCATTAAGTGAGTCATTGAGGTATTGGTCTTCTGCACCTTCAGGAGTTTCTACAGGAGTTTTCACAGGGTCTACTTCACCTTTCGGTTGTAAGTCCACTGGTTCTCCTGTAGGTATTAAATCAACTGGCTCAAAGGTTCTATCCTTCTTAGGCATGGGGTCTACAACAATTAGAGGTTCAACTTTGGAATCTACTTCAGGTTCAACCTTAGGCTCGTCGTCTTCATCCTTGAAATACTCATCATGCTTATCTTGTAAGTTTTTGGTATTCGCTTGTTCTGAAGACGTTACTTTAGGCTTAGCCTTCGCCACTTCTTCGGATACTATCTCCTCTTTCTCGGGAGTAAACTTGCTGAGTATCTGACGCTTTATAGTCTGACCACTTCCTGATCCACTACGTATTAAACCATCTATATATTCAGAGGCCGATTGGTAGTTCATACCTTCTTCTTGCATCTGTCTAGCGAGGGTTTCTACTTCATCACTCGTAGGTGTGGTTGCGGTTCTTCCTGTTCGATACTTATCTATCTCATTGATTGCCATGTTGTCTCCTCGTATTACCTAACCCATATTGCCGCCTGTGGTGAGTCTAGGAATACATCATTTTTATTGTAATCTTCAAGACCATCAGTGGTCAGAAAGTCGTCTTTGTATTCTTCTTTAATGAAAGTCTTAATCTCATATAGAGGGATGGTATAGACATTCTTTTCGGTATCACCATCCTCATTCTCGAAGTTTCCTGAAATGATAACTTGCTGTGTTGAAGGTTCGAATGAAGCCTCGGCGTATTCATCTTTAATGATGCCTGTTGTTTCCAATAGACTTTCTATGACTACCTCAGGGGTGACATCTTCAGCATAATCTTTCAGTATGTCCTTACCAATAATGCGAGAGAACTCAGGAAAATCATTCACGCGCCAACCTTCGACTATCTCGTTCTGATCCCCATACATTTTAACAAGCTGAGTCTTAATGGCATCAGCTGTCATACTTCTACTTGCATAATCTGTATATTCAATAGCTTCAGCTTTCTGTCTACCATTGAGCATAAGGTCTTGAAGAACACCTGTTTGCATACCATTACCTTCAAGCATTCCGCTATACTTCGAGGACTTCTCCATAGGGACTGTCGTATCATTTACACGAACCATTCTACTTGCCTGCTCCCAAGCTTTCTCAGGGGCTAAGTTCTGGTTGTTACGTAAGGTATCGTATAACCGAATGACTGTACCTTCACGACTCTTAGGTTCAATGCCTAGCTTTCTCGCTACGTTATTCACATTGCCTGCTTTATCGAGCCAATCACCTAAGTCCACAAATGTATCGTAATTATCTTGCACGAAATCTATAAAGCCTAATCCTTCAGTCTTTGCGACTTTAGGGTCATACGCTGTGATTTCTGCTACAAAGTTACTGTATTCACTTGTAATGCCTGTGGGTAGCTCATGGTTCTTCGTGAGTAGCTTATGATAGCGGCCTATTGCATTGGTATTCTCACGGTCAACCCTTAGTGAGTTTGCAAAGTCTGTAACACGTTGATTAACCATAGCTTCTGTGATGGTAACTTTATGAGTGCCACCTTGACCTTTAACAGTAATCTCGCGGCCTCTAAACATATCAAGCTCATCAACATCACCAGTCTTATTAAGAACAACATCCATCGAAGTTCCTGCATGGTCAATCACATCAATTTTCTCGACACGCTTGTATGCTTTGTTACTCGCGGCGGTATAGCTTTTTAAACCATGAGTGGCTACAAGATTATCAATCTCATCTGAGGTCGTAGCATCTTCAAAGTTTATCTTTATTTGCTTCCGATTCGCATAATTAATGACATCGCTCTTACCGTAGAAATGGCTGAACTCTCGGGCAATCTCTTTACGTAGGTCTAAGTCTTTAATCGTCTTCATCTTTTCTTGCACAATCGCGACTGATGCGATGTTGCCACTTTCAACTTGACGAGTAACACTTGCCAAAAGTGCGCCCCATTGCTCATCTTCACTCATTCCTGCATCTTGTGTTAATTGAAAGTACTCATTAAGTTCTTCAGGGTCTCCATCATTCACAAGTTCATCGGCGTATTCTTCACCACGAGTTATACGCTCCCTTGAGAATCTCTCGTTCTGTGCGCCTGAGAATGCTGAGCTTTTAACATCTTCAATCTGAGCTTTATAAGATTCCCTAAGGACTTTATTTTCGATCTGATTAGCGTCAAATCCTAAAAGTTCATCAGCATGTTTCTCATTAAACTCAGATTCATTAAGGTTCACCATATCTTCTGAATGCCTCGTAGCGACATCCTTAAAGTTATTCATGTGCTTCCGATAACTGGACTCTGCATTAATCTTGTCTAAAGCTAACTGTTCACTCTCGACTTTACGCTTATCTTTTGCGTTCTGGTTACGTCTATCTCTATCATCGTTAGCGACCCTCTTACTAATACCTCTGCTTAGATTCTTAAGTCCGTTCGATATGCCTGCCTCCACAGGATCTTTTATTTCTTTAATTGGTTTCGTTATCGCATACGCATTAGCCGCACCTTGATTATCAAGACGGCCTGAGGGTATGAGATTGCCAATAGTATTTCTTATATCACTTCTTGCCATTATTTCACTCCTCCGGTTGCTATACTGATTGCCTTTCCTGAAGCTGTAAGAGCTGTGTCAATTGCCGCGCCTTTGAATACTTCCCAAGTTGACTTAGGTTTCATCTGAGAGATTGTCTTAGAGTTCGCATCAAATAGTTGCTTGTTACGCATTCGGTTAACGTTGATAGCATTCTCTGCGTTTCTACGAATAACGCCCATTGAATATTTTGCATTCTTTTCGATGTCCTGAGCAATCGCGGTTACACTTGTTCCTGTTAAGTTCGAACTTGCCGCTGAAGCTTGAGCTGAACCTTTAAGTCGTAGAGCTTTCCTTCCGACCTGAGATTCTTTCTCGGCTGATTGTGTGATGGTTAAGTTTGTACTAGTACCAGTGGCTTTACTTTTGCTTGAAGCATTGAGAACCATTGCGTCTCTTTCTCTGCGCATTGCTTTCGCTTGTGCTTTATTATTAAGAAGTCCTGTTATGAACGTTGAAACAAAGTCACCTCCTGCATCTGCCATTTGTCCGGTGGTACTTCTTGGTTTTTTAACTTTTGCAGTCATTTTGTACCTCGATACGTAAATACCTAGAGTGGCGTTCTTGAGTTATCTTGAAGCCTAATCTCTTAAGTAATCTGATTGTTTTAATACTGAGCGGGTCTATCTGGTTGAATAGAACACTGGCGGGTAATCCATATGAGAGTATTGTTATTATCTTGCGGTAATTATTCAATATGAAGCGGGTACACTTATCAATATACAATGTACTGACCATCCATATCCTACCTTTAATATCCACTCCCGCTATAGCGCAGGGCTTATCCTTAAAGATTAGCCCTACGATTTTGTAGCTTCCTTTAAACGACCTTATGATTGCCGCTCTCCGCTTCTGCTCACCTTTAATACCATACATCGACTTTAATTCTAGGATGTCTGTAGGCTTAAGGTTCATTCCTATATAACCCGCAAAGTCCTCTGTGACATCTAAGGTTATCTTTGTGGTCATACACTGCGTTGCCTTCTTGTATATCTTCCTGTCCATATGAGTCGTTGAAAGCTACTGATGTAACTAGCGTCTGAGCTGATTAGTATCTCTGTGGTCTTGGTATTACCATCGACATTCGCTGAGAATACCTTGCTGACTAGCGTAGGTTCACTGAGAGTAATCCCTGTCTGACCAACCGTGCGGCTACTCATGTTGTTATTCCCTTCGGATCTTCCTTTGCGTATCACTTTAATATCAAACTTCTGAGTATCCTTTACTGAGAGGGAGGCTTTCTTAACCTGAAGCCTTCCATCAATAACAGTCTCACGCTCTTTGTCTCGCATAAATATCGGGGACATCTTAAAGCTCATGCTAATAGGTTTACCAATAACTGTTCCATAAGGCAACGCAACTACTCGCTCACCTGTGGGAATATCTTCACCATCAACATAGGGCCGTATTCTATCTAGGGCCAACTTGTAACCATAATCATCCTCACCATAATCTGCATCTAGTGTCATAAACTCTGAGTAATACGTATTATCTGTCTTAGTGATAACACTTAGTAACGAGTCCTCAACATGCAAATCTACTACCTCATCATCGAACTTCCATAAAGACCATGCACTGTGAACGTTCTCTCTGTTAACCACCTTATAGTCATATACATAAACTGCTCTAACATCATCATCAGTCTGCACGAACAATCTACTTTCAGTTGTGCTTACCGTCATACGTAAAGGCTTACCCTTAATGAATGTTGGTACGTGACTTGTGATCTCCACTGCTGAGTTCTGTTGCTCATTGATTGCTGACATAAAGATGCCGCTGTAACCATTACGCTTGACCAAGAAGAAAACCATATCACCTGCGAATAGAGGTGCGGCAAGTCCATCAACTGAGTAGCTTGAGAGAGGGTCTGCAAACACTGTATTAGCACTTAACGTATCACCTGAACGTAAGCTATATTGAGTCTTTGAGCCATACAATATGAGTTCTTTCTGAGCTGATAACATTGCTTCAATAGGGTTAATCTCTGTGCTGAGTACACCAATATCTATAGGGTCTGAGTCTTTGAGTGCCTCGGCGGTAGTCCTGAAGAAGTTATTAAATATAGCTGACTCGCTCATCGTAATGTTCTCATCTGAGCTGAACACAAGCCTGTTCCTATGAAAAGTCATGGCGTTGATAGTTCGCTCTAATATAGGCACATTGTTGACGTTATCCCACTCCGATACGAATGTCGGGAAAGGTGTAGCCGCATCATCTCCGTAGAGTCTATCCGACCAATTACCTTGTGATAATTTAAAGTAGATACCTAAAGGGTTCGCTGAGTCTGCATAAGATGCTTTGTTAAGTCTCACTAAGATGTGGGGCATTGTGGCCTTGTCGATACCATGAACTTCATTAGGATGCCTTGATTCAACCCAAGCATTCCGTGACTCATTATATGCTACCCAATAACCTAGTGACTCATCACCTAGTTCACCTGTAACTTTCGCACGGTAATCATTAGGGGCTTTGAGTGGCAAGTCTGTGAATAGTGCGACTGTCTTACCGACAATCTTTAAGCTGAAGTTATTAAGATCATCTTCTACGGATACATCAACTGCTTCACTCGTAACAATCTCGACATAGCTTCCGGTACTTATCGCACTTGCATCCGATAGGCCGTTGATAGCTGAGCTGAGTTCATCGTGTATGTTCTCAATGCTTAGGCCTGCTCGCGCTCTATCTGTCGTTGCCTCAGGAGTCGTGTGAGTAACTGTTGAATTACCTACTGACACTGAGTACTTAACACTATAATCAGCTTGAGTGACATGTATCAAGTAAGTTCGTGAGAGTTCATCAAGAGGCTCAATCACTGAGACTTCCGATACAGTCAGGATATTAAGATAAACCTTATTAGTACCACTTGGTTGCAATCGCCATACATAGGAGTCGTTGACCACTGTTGGGACACTTCCTGAAGTTGGGACATCAAGGTAAACTGAAGAACCTACACGAGTTGTCGTATAAGTATCATCTGTTACAGAATCTAATAGTGACTGTAGGTTAGCCGAAGCTACCGCTAGGCCTTGTTCGATACTTGAGGTGACTGTCTCAGTTCCACTGGAAAACTCATAGCTACCACCTTGGTTCCTGTTACCCCATAAGGCAATCAATTTGAACTGGTGGCGAGTTGTATCCTCTGCGACATAATCAATGTCTCTCAATTCCCGATAAACAGGCTGAGTCTTATTCAGAAGGTACGTGGTATCTGCACTTGTGATAGTTCGAAAGGCATCTACAGGATTGACATCGCTGAGTATCTTAAGGTAATTCTCTGCATCATCTTCAATTTCTAAGGGGTACTTGTTGCCTGATATCTTGTCGAATACTGATACATTATCGGCGTTGACATACATCAGATACTTCTCAAGGGCATCTCTATTTACTTGGTGTTTATGGGAGTTCGGTAAGTCTTCATCGCCTTCAGTCGCTAAGACGGCATTGAGCCATGTGGCTTGCCTTGTTCTCAGTCCTGACACGAGCGAGTTGATACAATTGGTCTGTGCTGTTAATTGATTAGGGCTTCGGTCTGTGATGCTCTGTTGGGTTACACCACCTGTCAATGTTTTGATTTTCTGTGTGATTAACATTAGTAACCTCGCACGTCATGCGCAAGACTTCCACCACCTAATACTTGACGGTTAGCTCTTTCTGCTACTTCAGGATTGTTGAATACATTGTTGTTCTGCTGTTGAAGGTTCTCATCTTGAAACATCGTATTGCATCTATCCATCGTGTACCTGAGTGCATTGGATATAGAGTTATCACCCTGTTCCTGCATCTCATAGAACCACTCAGCGGTTGCTTTAACTAATAGTCTTGCTGTCAAGGGTAGCTCTTCAAAGCTCAGTGTAACCGTAAGGGAGACCCTAATTGGTGTCGCAAATACGAATGTGTTGTTGTACTTATTGTAGAGCTTGAGACCTCTCTGAATGATACTTGTGTTGTTAGCATCCACACGAGATACATTACTCGGGAGCATAATCTCATTGTTAGTATCTAAAGGTAGGAGTGCCGGATACTGATTGAACCAGTAGTTCTTCCCCTGCATCATAATGACTTCATCATCAAGAATGCGTATAGCCTTCGCTGTGACACCATCAGGTTCTTCAAGAGTGTTAACAGGTGCTTCACCTATGAGAGCTAACATGCCGTTTATAACTGTTAGTTTATTCATTTTGTTTACCTCGAAAAAAAAGCCCCAAGAACGAATCCTTGAGGCATTGTATAGTCGTTAGTGACTAGGTGTTATTAAGCTGATTTAAGGATCGCTACTGCACAGCACGGACGTAATACGTCATGGCCTACTGCAAGTTTACCTAAGATGGTAGAACCTAAACGTAGAGGCTCATCAACAACTTTAGTAGTCACGTCGATTAGCTTCACGGTTGCCATTGCTGACATAGAGAATACTAAGCCTACGATTGCAGAGTAATCACCAAGATACTTAGCTTCATTACCTGAACCACCTTCAGCGATTGTAAGAGGGGTCGCTTCATTATCTGCTAGTGCAGAAGACTCATCTTCCTGTGGCAAGTTGTTAGTCTCATAGATAGTCATACCTGCAATACGTGCGATAGAACCTTCAGAGACCGAACCTGCACCGCCTGTATCTTTGTTAATCCATGCGACTTTCGTTACATCATTAACGTTGATAAGAGCTTCATATTGCTCAGGTGGGAATACGACAACTGGCTGTTCTTTAATCTTAGCCAATTTGAATTGAGTACGAGCTTTATAGATCGCATCTACAAGTTTCGCGCCGTTATCTTCATCGCCTGCTGAACCTAGCTGAATGTTAGATGTGTATGGTTCATCATCTAATGCTTTAAGACCTGCCGCTGTAGCAAGAGACTTGCTTGTGATTAGGGCCGCTTGAGCAATTGTACGGAAACACTTACGGTCAACCATATCGCCTAGAGCTTCACCACATTCGTCTGAGTAAGGGGCACGAGAATCATAATGAGCGATTGCTTCATCAATGTCTGCAACAAATACAGGAGAGATTGCGATGTCGTCAATTGAGACTAAACGTTCCGTATGTGGAATCTTGTTAGCATCAATCAATTGACCGGGCTTGTGATAGGTTGCTTTGGTACGACCTAATAGTGGGAACGAGTAAGATTTACCACTTGAGATAGTCTTAACACGAGTCAATGAAAGTGCTAGGTTTGTGTCGTGAAATGCTGTTAGTACTTCGCCGCTAAATAACTTGACGTACAACTCACGAGAATTACCTTCTGAGTCGAACTGGCCTGAGCGGGATGCTGCTTTGTCTACTGGAAATGTCATTGTTTATTAGTTCCTAAAAGTTGCTGTTTGATAGCTTACGTGTGACTTCTTTGCGATATTTCTCACCGCGCTGATTCATCTGTTTGTATAGAGGGTTTT